CCGCCTCAATAATTAAACAGCGTTGAAAGGCTTACACTCAAACTTTACTGTGATTCTATCACGGTTAACTACCTCCTGACCTATTTCTCTAGTCAATCCCATAGCATTAAGATAACCTGCAGTTGCACAGTCAAAATGGGTCTTATATTCACCCGCATTCATAGGATCCATACAAGACATACTCATGGCTGAACACACCTGCATTATTAATAAAAATTTCATTTGACCTCCGTTGAGTTATCCTATATTCTGCCCCTAAAAAATGGAGAAAGTAAAATATGACTGATACTAGTAAATATAGGAATGTTTCACTAACACATGAAGCATATAATACATTACACCAGTTGTCGAAAGTTTTATTGCCGGGCGCTAAATTGTCCATAAGTAAAACTATTGAAGCTGTTGCAAGAGAGAAAGCGGAGAAATTAAATGGCAAAATATCGTCCCGGAACGGCAAATGATAACGTCATCAATTTATTTGAAAGAGGTAAAGATCCTGAGCAAAAACTTTGGATCTCTGTTTTGGGTAAAGCTTTAGAGGATGCGTTAAGAGGCACTGATTTAAGAGAAGCAGAACTATCTATTAATTGGATTGTTAATCAAAGCTCAGATTTTAGATTAGTTTGCCAGTTAGCCGGCCGTAATTGGAAATATGTATTTCAAACCGTAAGACAAAGATTAGAAAAAAGAAAGCAAAATATAAATGACTTTAGAACAGGAAAAAGTAACTACGTATACAAGGAGGACAGAAACAATGATATGTCCCCGATGTAAAGGTAATGGATATTTTAAGGTTTTAGAAGCTACAACACCTTATTCTAAAAGAGACATTGTTGTACAATGTCCTATGTGTAAATCAAAAGGAGAGATAGACGATGAGACTATTAATTATGATTATAGTGGTATTGACACTGACAAGTTGCAGTAAAGTTGATAGGAAATTTGATAAACTTTATTGGGATCCAGTAAAAGGTATGTTTAGAATAACTTATGGGATTGTCAAATGACCCCAATAAACTGTCAAAGCTGCGGCTGTACACCTAAACCAGGTGAATGGTCTCATATGAACTCAAACTATTGTATGGATTGTTTATGATAACTAAAGAAGATGCCATAGCTTTTGTAAAGCAATTAGATGAATATAAAAAACAGGTTGATGCAGGTGTCATTGGGACTGAAGTCACAGTAGGTGATTTAAAAATTTTAGCAGATGACAGAGGACCTTTGGACTTAACAAGACGTATTGATGAATTAGAAACAGAAAACAAAACTTTAAAAGATCGATTAGATAAGCTACAAAAGGTTATGTTTGATCAATTCAGAAATAAAGGAGCCCTGTGAGTATTAAACACATTATTAAAATAAAAAAACAACCCGAAGAAAATACAGACGAAGTCGAAGACGTTGTCCGCTACGAAGAACAGGACGAAAAAGAATATAAGAAACAGCTAAAGAAATTTTTTAAAGGAGAAGATGAAGACAATACCTGATGCGATAGACGATGTGAAAGAAGCATGGAGAAAGATTATTGATACCGTGTACAAGGTTATCGAACATAAAAGCTCTGGTCTTAGTGCCTGGGCATGGAGAAAGAGATGGAGCAACAGGGACCGGGGAACAGGGTACAGCAATGTTGATTAAAAAATTTATTGTCAGACTTAGAATGTGGTACGCGGATATACGCGGCCATCACGGTAAACGATGGGACTATGAACCGGGCGACTGGTACATGGGGAGACATAAAAAGAAATGATACGTAAAATAATAGAGTTCATTTTGGGTCTTTTATTTTATGTTGTTTTTGGTTTGTTTTGTGCAATCGTATTACTTGGCATATTTATTTGCGCTGTCATTGATTGGCTCATGGATTTATGGAAGAAGAAATAAGTTATTTAGCAGGGTTGTTTGATGGTGAAGGCACTGTCATGTATAAAAAGTATTGGGAATATAAAAGAAGTAAGAAGAAAAAATATAATTGTTGGAGGATATCTATGGAAGTTGCGATGACAGATAAACCTACCGTTGCTCACATTCTTAAAACATTAAAGATAGGCACCGTCTTACGTAAGCCACGTAAGGGTGGGCACATGCTGCAGTGGAAATGGAGATGCAGCCACCGACAAGCTTATAAGGTTGCAAAAATGTTTTTACCGTATGCTATAACTAAAAGATCTAAGTTGAAACAAATCGTTAATCATTATACAAAGGAGGAAGCATGAAGAAAGATAAACGAGAAAAGATACAAGTCATGACCTATAACTGGGGCCCATGTCTTGTAAGATTGAAAGTAGCTGATGAATTTATCAAGCTATTGTTAAGTGAAGGAGAAGCTAGCAAAGAGGATTTTACTTCTAAGTTAGCAGGACAACTACATAGAGAAGTAGGGTTTAGAGATAAAGGGGTATTAGTACCTTGGTTAGCCAATTACATTGGTGTCTATGATAAGGCCCACGAATCTTTTATGAATAAAAAACCTAAGTTTAAACCGGAGTATGTTATCTCGGCGTTATGGATAAACTATCAAAAACAATTTGATTATAACCCACCGCACGATCATGACGGCAAACTATCATTCGTTATTTATTGTCAAATACCTGATGAATTAAAAGCAGAAAACAAAGCGTATAGCGGTCGATCCGGTGGACCTGGTAGCATACAGTTTACTTACGGTGAAGGAACAAGAGAAGCTATAACTTACCAATCACAGTTCCCGGAAGTAGGTGATATGTATATCTTTCCAGCATGGTTGAAGCACTACGTTAGCCCGTTTAAATCAGATTGCACGAGAATATCTGTGTCAGGAAATGTCCATGATTCAGTGCCTTTTGCTAATCTACAAAAGAAAGAGGATATAAAAAAATGAAAACATTCTTAATATTATGTACGGCTTTATTACTGGTAGGTTGTTCTTACTCAGTAAAGGTCGGTAAGAAGTGTACACCTGGTTCGACTGAATGGTCTTACGTTTGGTTAGTAAAAGGTGACACTGATGTTTCTAAAACTAACTGCGAATGAAGTGGAATAAGAAGTTCGATTACCCGTCTTCTTCCCGTGCCCTGGTCAGTGGACATCGGCACTATACTGTAGGTGATTTTAAACTACCGTCGGTCACGACCATTTTGGGTCAAACTCAGAGTGAAGAAAAGAAACAGAAGCTAGCCGAGTGGAGAGCACGTCTAGGAGCTCACCAGGCGGACAGAGTTAAGGATTTGGCAGCGACTAGGGGTACAGCTATGCATAAGTATCTAGAGGCCTATCTGGACGGCTCAGGCCATCTGGACATGACATCCTTGGGTAAGGAAGCAGGGAACATGGCCCGAAAGGTTATTGAAACAGGGCTCGGGGACCTGGAAGAATTATGGGGCCTAGAGGTGACAGTATACTACCCTGACCTTTATGCAGGGGCCACGGATGTGGCTGGTGTATACGCTGGAAAGGAAAGCATTGTTGACTTTAAACAGACCAATAAACCCAAGCGAAGAGAGTGGATTAGTGATTATTTCCTACAATTAGGAGCGTATGCCATGGCTCACAACTATGTGTACGGCACTAAAATAAACCAGGGTGTTATCCTAATGTGTTCGAAAGATGGCTTTTTTCAGAAATTTACCTCCGAAGGACAAGAATTCGTCACATTTCAACATGAGTTCTTGAAGAGGGTAGACAAGTATTATGGTACTGTTGCATAATTGCAACACTTTGTACCCTGGTATAGTACTTTTTGAAAGTAAAACAGTTTTTAAAAAAAAATTTGTTTTTTACCTCTCTACAGGGTACAAATTAAAAAAGATAGTAATACCAACACTTATTCGCTCATTTTTGTACCTTAGGTCAAAACATGAAAAAGGTACAAATTCAAAAAATGGCTATTTCATTGACTTTTTATTTCTAATTTAGGGTACAAATGACCTAAAAAGCTATATTTTACACCAGTTTTTGCAGGGTACAAATTTCTCATAGAGGTCGCGAGCATAGATTTCCTTTTTTAATTTTCAGATTTACGTTTTAAATAGTATAACCTTCTCATGCCTAGACGTCGGAAGAAAAGATATAAACATGCTGTGATAAATAAACGTAAGTATTATTTCTATAAAATTATTTGGAATGATCCGTGCGGGGACGCGGGCCATGCTGAAGAGGATGAGATGAAAAAATTAAAACCTGCGGTAATGATCTCACAAGCATATATATTTGCTAAAGATAAAAAACACGTTTGGACATTTGCTTCTTACGACACTGAGGCTGCTGTATTTTCTGATCGTAATTGTTTTCCTAGATCGATAATTGTAAAAATGGAAAAGATATTAGACTAATCTTTCTTATCTTTCATTGCAGGGTGGTTAGAGTTTATTTGTTTTAAGTTCTTTTTAAACCCTTCTATTCTCTCAATGGTTTTCTTATCTTCTTCTATGTCTGCTGAGATTGTTTTGGTTATAGTTTGATTGACGTACATACCGCCTGCTCGTCCCCTTAATTCTTCTGCTCTTATTGCCGATTGATAGTTGCCTTTTTGCTCGGCTTTTCTACCTAGAGCATTGAGCCTTGCTACGTGCCCAAGGTGGGTCACCTCATGTTTTTGTAGTTTTTCATGCTCTAATTGACGCTTGTAGGCAACAACTAAAGGTGAGGTTTTTGGGTTGCATAATTGAGAAGCCTCATACCTAGCGTTATGTGGTGAGTATCCTGCCTGCTTGGCCGCCTCCGTTTGGTTGAGTGGCTCGCCGGTTTTTGGATCGCCATATACTAGCAACTCCACAAACTTTTTCTGCATATCTGTTAGTCTTTTTGGAACACCCATAATGTTGCAATATATAGAATATAGGATATATTGCAAGTATGGTAGACGGTAGACAATTAAAGAAAGCCATAGATAAATTTATGCAATCACCAGTGTGCTTGGACGCTAGAATTCAAATAGAGCTTCCTAACGGTGAGATGTACGATTTGACTACTATGACCTTGCTTGAGAATAGAGTGCTTGGGAGTTCTGAGACCCATCGGCTTGTGCTCAAATGTGATAAGCCGAAATTTAAAATGGGTAAGATCATACGTATAGTTTAATCATCCATAAATTTATCGTAAATTTTATCCGCTAGATTGTGTTTATCTATTGAATAACAATAGGCCACACATAAACCAACGTCGTAATAAATTTCTTTATCGTCCCCCTGGTCCCATAGTGCTTGATGATCTTTTTTTAAGCTCCAGTATATACTTGCTATATTATTTCTTATTTTTTCTTTAGTCATTCTGTAAGTGATCCAATAAGTTTAAGCCCATCGCGACGCTCTTGGCCTCTTGATGATTTCTACACATGCAAAAAGTAAAAGTATCTGTATCCCCAAAATTGGCCATTACAACGCCCCCTTGTGCCCAGTACCAGCCTTGCTTGTTGATCTCTCTTATTTTTTTATCTGTTAATGGTTCAAATATTGTTTTCATTTTTTCCCTTCTGTTAGTTATCTAATACAAAACCCGATTGATCATTAATGGCTTTACCCTTAGCGTAAAGCCCCGCGATAACGTTTTTCGGGTCCTTAAAACGTACGTCGGACTTATCGGCGTCAATAACTTTGAAGCCTTTAAATTTTTTTGGTAGCTTTTTATTTCTGAATACGGCGCTTATGTTCCCGCCCTTCTTTAAAATATCAAAAGCCTCTTTTTTGTTGTCTTCGTTTAAACTGTAAGTAATATGATAATTTTTTGGATACTCACCCCGGGCCCATTTTAACGCCCGCTTGTAAATCTTAGTGTAGTCGTAAAACCTTACATTAGGAAACATCTCAAAAATTTTGAACCGTTCCCATGATACGTCGCTAGTTCCGTTTAATCTTACGGCTGGCGTGTAGCCCTCGCGCTTGCACTTGTCGGCGTGTTGCCTAATTTCTTTTATTAATTGTTTTAAAAAGTTGGCGCGGTCCTTCATAAAATAAATTGTTTTATTAATTCGGCCTTGCCTTACATTGTTAAACTTGCCCCGGCCCGCTGTGAATAGACACGAGGCCTTACATCCGGCGCTAGCCATTGGGCACATATTAAAACCGCTCTCATTGGCTGGCGCCAGGTATAAAATAGCCGTTTTTACTTTTAATTTTTGGCCTTTAATTGTTTTAGCGTTGTTATCTATGTTTAAAAGTTTTTTTGATTTATACATTTTCTTCATCTTCTATATCTTCATCTTTAAAAAGCTCTTCTAATTCTTTTAAAACTTTAGGATCGTTTAATTTATCCCAGTTGATGGCGTTGTTAAAACCGAATGGATCTTTTTTATTCATAATTTTTTAGGGGGGTCAGTGATCCAATGATAGTAACCCCCCATTCCTCCTATTTGTTTTCTATTTGTAACGCTTCTTTTTTATTCCATATTATGCCCAGTGGTTTAAATATGGCCTCTAGTGTTTTTGGAAGTTCCGACGGTAAACCGGTTTCAAATACCTGGTTTACGGCGCTGGCTTTGTATAATTCCAGCTGTTTAACCTTCTTACCTTCCGGCGTTTTCTCAGCCTCTTTAATAGCCAAAGTTTCGGCCCAACTTCTCAGCTGTTCCCTACAATCTTCGGGTTTTAACCCTACCCCGTATCGGTCCTCGTCATATTCCTTAAAATTATATTTAAGGTCTTTTTTCATTTCAGCATTTACGCCTTTAGTGAAAAAAGTTTTGGCTTTACGTTGCGCGGTCTCTAAGTTTTTAAAGGCCTTCTCTAGGTCCTTAATAACCACATCCGCTTTTATTTTTTTGGCTAACTTACCCTCGGCGCCGGCTGTTAGTTCAGCCACAACCGATTTACGCATAAGTTTGGCTTCATCAATGATAGGATCAATTTCAGCTGACACACGTTTTTTCAAGTGCTCCAACTGGTATTTAGTCATATATTTATTTTTCGACATTTTGCCCCGTTTCCTGTTCCGCGCCGTTTGGTTTTGTTTCCGTGTTAGTAAGGTCCCCGTTAGCGTCAGACCATAAATGATAAGTTATTTTTTTCTTATCATCGTTGAGAGTATCAAGCGCTAATAGTTTTCTAATTGCTTCGTCACGACTTGCGCTATGACTGGCAACGCTAAAACTTAAACCGGCTGAACCCCAGTTTACTTTTTTAATTATAAGATACATATTTCCTCCTATTGTTATTTATATCTTTATAGTAGGGACTTTAAGGGATAATGCTCAATAGTCAACCCCTTTTATTATTTTTATTTGTTGATATGTTGCCTTAAATAATATGGCTAAACTTGAGCGAAAACTTTACCAAATATTGAAGCAATCAAATACAGACATTTTATTCGATCGTATTGAAAACTGGGCCGTTCCGGGCGTTCCGGACTTACTTTGTTTCAATAAAAATAAAATTTTTTTCACGTTAGAATTAAAGGCAACAATAGGCAACAAAGTTCGATTTTCCCCGCATCAAGTTTCGTGGCATCTTAGACACGATCAGCGGGCCTTTATCCTCGTTGCCCGGTTCTCGGACCGTGGTAAAAAAGCAACTGTTGCAAAAATACAACACAGAGGGGGCTTGCGCGCGGGCGGGCCCACCCATTTTTTTTTATATAAAAGCTGTCAGATTATGGAGCTTGTTGCTCGTGGCTTGAAAACTGAGCCGATTGTGGAGAGCTTGCAAGTTAATGAAATAGTTAAATATTTATCAGGGCTCGGCGCTAAAGCGCCGAGCCCTTAGGTGGAAAAAACAGGTCAGTTTTATCAAGGCTCATGACCCAGGAGCCGAAACTCTAGTCTAGCAAGACGTAATATTCGTTAGTAAAATTCTTACTAAACCAATCTAACAGTTTTTGCATTTTGTTATATTTGCCGTCTACTTCTGCATTTTTAATTGCAACGTAAACACCTCGCGCAAATCTAGGTAAAATACATTTTTCACCGCTGTAAGGGTTTTCAACATGAACTAACTCGCAATCATCATAAACGACGTCGCAAGGTAGTTTATATTTTTTACCCTCAAACTCTATGACTTTATTTGCCATCGTTCCTCCACTTCTGATCTTGTTTAAACTTACGGTCAAAATCATCCCGCTCCCCGTTCCCTTTAACAAGGACCACGATAAGGGCGGTTATCCCGCCCAGTATCAATGTTTGTAATTCGATCGGTGCCTCTAAAAAGATTTCGATCATTAAGCAACCCTCTCGATTTTAGATACTTGATTAATGGCCTCATATTCTAGCCATCCGTTGGCCTCATCAACACCCTTCATAAACATATTTAAGTCGTTGATACTATCAAAAGAATAAGTCTTTTTTTCTTCTTTATCAATTCCCCATAAAATAGTTATCGAGTGTTTTGTTTTTTTATCTTTCATTTTTTCCTCCATTATTATCCCAGACTTTACGAAATTAAAAAAGAAATTACAAGAGCTATTATCCCCGTTCCTCGGTGCGGGGATCGGGGTACTACATATTGTGTCAAGCATTATCTAGGACACTATGACCGTTATGGGTCGCGGGGGCTTGAGTGTGGGCGGGCCCACCCAATGGATCCTAAAGGGTTTGGAAATGCGATCGTAATTACGACCCCCCACCCCCCTAAACAACAAAAAGGGATCCTAAGACATACCCTATATAGCATAATTCACTTAATCATGGTAAGGATGAAAACAATTACGATATGAAAAACGACGAAAAAAATTCTACAAAAATTTTTAATTTGCCTTTGGTCGAGGAACAGCAATACATTAGGGCTAAGAAAAATGTAATCTTAGATGACTTTAGAAAAGATCTCGAGTCTGACTTTTTGAAATTCGTGAAGTACATGTGGCCAGATTTTATTGAGGGTCGCCACCACAAAGATATGTCTGAGATGTTTAATGCTTTGGCCGATGACAAGGTAGATAGATTAATTATTAATATGCCACCAAGACATACGAAGTCGGAGTTTGCGTCTTACTTTTTGCCCGCTTGGATGATAGCAAAAAATCCAAAACTAAAAATTATTCAAACGACCCACACCGCGGATCTAGCTGTAGACTTTGGACGTAAAGTAAAACACTTGCTCGACGATCCTTTGTACTCGGACCTTTTTCCCACAAGACTGATG